ACTAATTTTATCAGTGCTGGAACTGCTACATTATCAACAGGAGGCAGGTCAGTTATAACATTCATTTTCGATGGTGCCAAATGGGTTGAGGCAGGTCGGGTAACTCAGTAATTCTATGACAAAACAAGAAATAAGGGAGGCGGTAAAAAACCTCCCTCATATCAAAAAAGTTTGGGTGAAAGATGGTGAATACTGGATTCATCATGTTAAAAATGCCGAGGTTATTGATTTGGACGATACTGTTACGCCCGAACAAGAAACAGAAACAATATTGCAGGAGCAGCCTGTTAAAAAATCTAAAAAGAAATAAAATGGCAATCAACGATATAATATTCGTGAAAGGGCAGGGAGGTTTAGGCCGGCCATTAGCCGGGGAAGATTACATTAGCGGTTTTCTGAATTATACCCAAGATGGCAACCTACCTTCAGGATGGACAACATCGAACCGGGTTAAGGCTATTTTCAGTCTTGCAGATGCAGAAAACAACGGTATAACCAATGACTACTCCGATGCTACAGCCGCAACGGGCAGCTACAAAGTTACAGATGAAGGAACAAACGGGGATACCATTAATATCACTGTAACGGCCATTGATACAAGTCGTGTTGTAAAAAATTATGATCTCGGAACATACAAAAAAGTAAGTGGTGATAATACCGTTACTTTGGTAGCTACTGCAATAGTGGCCATAATCAATGCAGGTACAACCACACACGGCTTTACAGCGGCGGTAACGGGTGGTGATAGCGATACGGTAACAATTACGGCTCCAAAGCGTTTAGGTTCTTATTTGAACACCGGGACACCAATAACATTAACTTACTCAGTTTCTGCAACCATTGACGGAACACTTACACAGTTTTCCGGTGGTTATCATAGCCGTAATTCAATATGGCATTACCATATTTCGGAGTTTTTCCGTTTGCAGCCTAAAGGTGTGTTGTATGTTGGTTTCTTTGCTTATCCTGGAACTTACGATTTCAAAGAAATTACCACTATGCAAAACTTTGCAGGGGGTAAAATAAGGCAAATTGCGGTTTACGTGAAATGGAGAACCTTTACCACGGCCGACATCACGGCCATACACAATGAGATTGTAACAAATTGTGACGGCAATCATAAGCCTTTGAGTGCCTTATATGCCGCTAAGATGACAAGCATCACTGATTTAAGCACGTTATCTGATTTAGGTCAGTTACAAGCGAACAAATGCAGCGCAGTTATCAGTCAGGATGGGGGCGGTCAAGGTGCTTATTTGGCACTTACATCCGGGCAATCAATCACCACCATCGGGGCAACACTCGGAGCGGTTTCACTTTCCACGGTAAGTAATGACATTGCATGGGTAAACAAATTCAATATCAGCAATGGTACTGAATGCGATACAATAGCCTTTGCCAACGGTCAGCTATTAACAGACATTCCGCAAAACTTGTTGAACCTTTTGGATGATTACCGATATATTTTCCTTGTTAAGTACGTGGGTATCGCAGGAAGCTATGTAAACGATAGCCATTGCGCCATTGCCGTAACAAGCGATTACGCATACATTGAGAATAACAGAACGATTGACAAAGCGATAAGGGGCGTTTATTCAAGCCTTTTGCCAAACTTAAACAGTCCTTTGGTACTAAATGCAGATGGTACGTTAAGCGAGGCAACAATGGCCTACTTTGAATCACAGTCAAGCGTTAACCTTGACCAAATGATACGGGATAGCGAACTGAGTGCATACGATGTCATTATCGACCCAACGCAAAACGTATTATCAACAAGCAACCTTACTGTTACCATTAAATTAGTACCGATAGGCGTTGCAAGGCAAATCACAGTAAACATTGGTTTCACACTTTCAATTTAAAAAATCATGCCAACACCATTAATAAACGGGATAAATTATAGCTGGGCAAACATAACATTTACCTTGTTTGGTGTGCCAGTTGTAGGGATTACGAAAATCGAATACAAGCGCAAACAGAAAAAGGAAAACAACTACGGGGCAGGTGCGCAACCCGTGAGCCGTGGGTATGGCAATTACGAATATGAAGGCTCAATCGAATTGTACACGGATGAATGGAAGCGTATTATTGCAGCCGCTCCCGACCGTGATCCGTTACTGATTGCACCCTTTGATGTTCAGGTTACCTATGCCGGGCGTGGGCTTACCGCTGAAAAGGATGTTTTGAAGTCTGTTGAGTTCATGGAAGACCCTTTATCAGCAAATCAAGGTGATACGAAATTGATGGTAACAATACCTTTGATAATTGCTTTGATTACACGATAAACCATTATATTTGTTGTAAAATATTTTTTATGACAAATGAAGAAATCCAATTAAAAGCGGATGAACTAACGCAGCGTGAAGGGTGCAAGGTTCATCCGTTGGTATTTTTGGCAAATGGTGATGAACAAGTTATAGGCTTTGTAAAGGAACCGATGCGAATTGTAAAACAAAGGGCGTTGGATGCAGCCATACAGAAAGGGGCAACGGTAGCGGCCGGGGATTTGTTGGAGGCCATATTGATAAAGGATGCAAGTGATAGCCGGATTTATTCGGAGGCAGCGGAAAACGATGCTTTTTATTTGGGTGCTTCAATGGCTTGTATGGAGTTGATAAATATCAGCAAAGAACAGTTTAAAAAAAAATAGATGAATACCGTATAGACGATGAAAGCAGCGATGAAACACAGATTGCGGCTTTCATCGCTTATTATTCGCACTTTACGATAGACCCGGATAAATTGACGGACGATGAATTTATTTTGGCATGGAGCCGGATAAAATATGTTTTACAACGGTTAGGTAAAATGGAAAAATAATGGCAGTAGAAAAGGTAGAATACGAGTTAAATCTCAAGGATTTATTAAGTCCGAAAATCCATGATGCTGAAAAGGCCACAAAGAGTTTTGAGGGCAGCATGGGTAGCCTTAACGGTGCCATTTCCAAAATAGGGGGCATAATTGCCGGGGCGTTTGCCATCTCTAAAATAGTGGATTTTGCTAAAGAAAGTAGCGAAATGTACTCACAAATTGAGTTTGCTCAATCTCAATTAAAAGCAGGGTTAGAAAGTACCCACGGGGCGGCCGGAGTGTCATTTGATGGCATGGTTGCCAGTGCTAAAAATTTTGCACACGAACTTAAATTCACTCAAGCGCAAATTGAAGATACACAAAGTATCTTTTTAACTTTCCCGGCTGTCACAAAGGATATTTTTGACCGTACCACGGAAGCGGCAATGGATATGGCTACCCGTTTAAAAGGTGATCCAAAAGATGCCGCTATTCAATTAGGTAAGGCATTACAAGACCCCGAAAAAGGGATAGCAGCTTTGCACCGTGTCGGGGTAAATACCGATGAACTAAAAAAGAAATTTGAAACAGTTACCGATACCGTCCAAAGGCAAAAGTTGATTTTAGGGGAATTGGAGTCGGAGTTTGGCGGTAGTGCAAAGGCGGCAGCGGAGGCCGATGTGGGATTCAGACGTACAAAGACTATTGAAGAGATGAAGGTAGCTTTAGGGGGCTTGACAGATAAGATTGAGGAAGCATTATCCCCGGCTTTGGAATGGTTGGCTAATGTTGGATTAAAAGCCGTTGACAAATTGCAGGAACTTTGGGCATACGTTGAAAAAACGGTTGATTTTTCGGCGGTTGCTGAAAATGTCAAAGCGTTTGGGATGGGAGTTTACAACTTTTTCCAACCCTTATTCGAGCCTATTGTAAATATGTACAAAGCTGTATGGAATGGCATAAAAAAAGTATGGGATGCGTTAAGTCAATTCTCTACTGAAGGGCCAGGATTAATACAATGGTTGCAAGATGGGTTGACCACGTTTATCGAACTGCTTACATGGTGCTATGAAAAGATATTTGATTTCATTGCAGGGGTCATTGACTTTGCACATACAGTGTACGTTATCCTTGAAAAACTGAAAGTGATAACCGTATTATCTGCATTGTTTGAGGCGGTATGGTGGGCTATTAAAAAGATTGGTGATGGCATTGCATGGATATACAACCATACCATACAGCCGATGTTAGATGCCATTGGATGGGCATACGATAAGCTGAAAGGGTTACTCGGAATAAAGGATGTAAAAGTAACGGCAAAAAAAGAGGTGGTTGTAACTGAGGATAAGACAATGAAGGATGCCAAAGACTTACTACCTACAACCAAAGGACTTATCCCGGCTGCAACGGGTGAACCAAAAAAGGCAAGTAAAAGCGAAGCTGGAAAAGTTACCGGGCAAAAGTCGGTAAACATTACCATTTCCATTGACAAACTGATTGAGAAATTTAGTATCAGTACCGTGAATATGCAGGAAGGGGCGGCAAAGATTCAAGAATTAGTGGCACAAACATTACTCGGAGCCGTAAGGGATTCACAAATTAAAGCAGGAATATAAATGAACAAGCCATTACCACCGATACCCGTAGCGACTACCACAATGGCATTGATACGGGCATTTAATTTGCAAAATGTACACGTACCGGATGCAAGGTCGAACAAGTACAACAGTGAAACACTGGCAACCAACTATCTTACACCGGATGACAAACTTTACAATTCAGCTTTAGGCACTCCAGTAGTAGCTGATTTGACGTTAAAGGGTGGCAGCTATGTTGACAATATCACCGGGCAAACCGTAACCTTCCCTGAGATACAATATGCAGCCGTTATCCTTACCGTTTCATTCGTGAGCCGTATTGTAAAAACCGAAATACAGGGGCGTAATGGTACCGTAAAAGAGTACATCGGTGAAGATGATGCAAAAATTACAATACAAGGTATCATTTGCGGATGGAACGGGCACTACCCAGCTTATGAAGTTGCAAGATTGAACGATTGGCGTCGGGCACCCGTTGCAAAACAAGCGGTGTGCAAATTCCTGCAAAATGTAGGTATTGATAATCTCGTTGTTGAATCATGCGATTTGCCACAAGTTGCAGGGGGGTATTCTTACCAAACATTTACAATCCAATGTGTCAGTGATTTGCCCGTTGAATTAAAAATATCAAACAATGTTTAGATGTGTGACAGACATACGGATTGAGCAAGTTGGCAGGGTTAAAAATAAAATCCTTTCATTTGACTTTGTGAATGAGTTTGATGCAACGGATACATGGGTCGACCTTACCAACCAGGCAAATATTAAATTCCCTAAAAACATCTATACAAGGGATGAAAACGGTAAACTTTTTCCTTTGGGCGGTACCAACAAAAACGCCGGTGGTTTCTCCAACGATGAACCGTTATTTTTAAGGGGTGATAAAATAAGCATAAACTTTGGGTATCGGTACTATGATAAGAATGGTAATGAGTTTTTAGATATGCCGGCAAAGCCGATATTTGACGGTTACATTACCGAGATTCAAAGTAAGATGCCTATTGAGTTGAAGTGTGAGGATAATATGTGGAAGCTGAAACAAATCACGGCTCCCAATAAAAACTACTCGGCATCAATTACATGGGAAGCGATGTTAGTGGATATGCTTACAGGTACCGGATTTACAGTGAACGCCCTTACCAAAACACACATAGGAGATTTGCGAATAATGAATGAAACGGTGGCTCAGGTACTTGCAAGGGTACGCAAAGACTACCGGATGGAGAGTTATTTTCGGGGCACGGAATTACGTAGTGGCGGTAAGGTGTACATAGATACTGAGGCGGTTGATCATACCTTTGTTTTTCAGCAAAACATCATTACGGACGATTTGATGTACAAGCGAAAAGATGACCTTGTTTTGTCAGCTATTTGTTACGTTGTGACATCTAAATTAGTGGACGGTACCACCAATGCAGGAAGTACAAAGACAAAAAAAGAACGACTTGAAATCCTTATTTATTACGATAAGAATTTAAAGGAATTTACCTACATGGAAAAGAAAAAAGGCGTAGAATATCCGCCAAATGTTGAAGGGGAAAGGGATAGTTATCCATATTACGGAATAACAAATGCAGCGGATTTATTCAAGGCTGGAGTTGAAGACTTGAAAAAACATTTTTACACGGGATTCAAGGGTAAATTTACTACCTTCGCTATACCATACGTCAAGCAGGGGGATAATGTGTATTTGAGGGATAATATACTACCTGAAAGAAACGGAAAATACAAAGTTAAAGGGGTGCAATATTCGGGTGGCGTTGGAGGGCATAGACAGGAAATTATTTTGGATTATAAAATTGATTAATGAACGAGCAACACGATAGGTCGATTATTTCAAGTATTCAAAAGATGTCTGGTTCTTACAATTCAGATCCCGTTTACCTTGTTACGGGAACCGTTTCAAGCATTGATGAAGATAATGGCACCTGTACCGTGGATGCCATTACCGGAAACGCTACAACCGAAATAACGGGCGTGGAGTTTCAAACGGTGGTAAGTGATGGCTTGTTGCTTATTCCGGTGAAAGACAGCGAAGTAAAGGTATGTTTCAGCAAATATACACAACCGTTTATTATCCAATATTCTCAAGTAGATAAAATGTACCTTTCAGGGGTTAAGATTCAATTTAATGATGGTAAATTAGATGGCTTAATTAAGATTATTGAATTGACGGATAAATTGAATAATTTTAAAACTGAAATATCTGAGGAATTGGTAAAGATTGCAGCCGGTATAGCAGCCGGGGGCGGTTCATATACACCTGGTACATTGTCACAGTTTATAAAGTCAGATTACGAAAATACAAGTATAACGCATGGCAGTTAGGTACGACATAGCACTGGATAATAATGATTTACTTTTCCGTAATGGGGATTTGCTTGTCGCTGAAAGTGACCAACAACATTGCATTGATACGATAAACGCATTTCCCGGATGGTGGAAAGAAAACCCACTTGACGGGGTGGGAATTATGGCTTACAGTAAATCACCTTCAGACCTTCAGGCCATTACGCAAAAGATGCGTATTGAATTACAGTCGGATGGGTATCAGCTAAAATCACCGTCCATAACTTTATCACCATCGGGGCAAATGATTATTAACCCAAATATTGAAAGCGTATGATATACAAAGCAGTAAACGGGCAAAGTTTAGCGGATATTTGCATGAACACATACGGATCAATGGATTTCTTTTATAAACTGTTGCAGGATAGTGGCGTGGCAAATGCAAACCAAATACCATACTCAGGGCAGCCTTTTACGTGGGATGAAACTTTAACCGTGGATAATGCCGTTAACCGTACAACTATTTTAGGTAAAATAATATATGCAACGGCCTATTCGAACAATAATAACACTTTTTATATCATTGGCGAAAACGGCCAAACATTGCCTCCCTCGGGCAATCCAACGCCTCCGCCTGTAATACCAGTTAGTATGTATCAAAAAACATCGGCGACATCATATGAAGCTACAACAGACGGTGAAACTGTTATATCTTTGCCATCATTAGCAGGGAAAAATATCACCCAAATTGAAAAGAACATCCAACCGTTAACGGAATTAGAATGGAGTTGGAATAAAGTAACGGCAACATTAACCTTAACGGGTGCCATTGGAGTGGGAGAAAAATTATTTATCATTTACAATGAAATGGTTTCAGCATGATTAGGATAACAATAATATTACTTTTTATTTGCGGCATTGCCAACGGTCAAGCGTGGACAAATATTTACGGGAAAAATGATTATAAGGATTCGTTAAGATTTTCCAAACTAAAAAACAATGTGTCAGGGGATAGTGTTTTAAGTACGGACAACACCGGAAAATTGAGAATGAAATACATTACAGGATCGGCGGCAATAGATACTGCATTTTTAATTCATCAATTGGGTGATGCAAAAGGTGTTCCGATAGTAATTGGCACCAAGGATGACAATCCACTGAAATTCATTGTTGCAACAGATACCGTTGCCAAATTTGATGACCGATACAATATAAGTTTGGGCGTAAATTCATTCTTGAATAATACTACCGGCTCCAATAATACAGCACTAAGCACCTGGTCTTTACACCGAAATACAACCGGCATTGGGAATATTGGTATTGGCATGTATGCGTTGGATAGTAATGTCACCGGTAATTATAATACGGCCCTGGGGTATAATGCTGATGTATTAACAAGTGGGCTTATAAGAGCAACAGCCATTGGGGCCAATGCCAAAGTTGGAAAAAGCAATTCCATTGTACTGGGTGATACTTCCACAGTTACCAATATCGGAATTGGTACCGCTTACCCAGATTCCATCCTGCACATTAAAGGTCATGGCATTAAGATTGAAGATGGAACACAAGGTGTTGGAAAAGTATTAACAAGTGATGCGAATGGCGGTGCATCATGGCAAACGGTAAGCAGCAGCGATTCAACTAAAGTTCCATATACGGGGGCAACAGGTAATGTTGATTTGGGGTTACATACTTTGTATGCAAGTCAAGTTAATGCAGATTCAGTAATATGCAACTATGTAAACTTTTCTCTTCCTACTCCTGTAACAACCAATAA